ATGTAAGTTATGATTTTAAATTGTATCGTAAATTTGAAGATGAAGGTGTATCACTTCGTTCATTCTGTACAAACAATAATGCAGCATATGTAGCACTTGAAGAAACTTATGGTGACTATAGTTACAACGGCCATGCTAAAAAAGGAGAAGAACATAGAAACAATATGACTAACTTTGGTATCTTGATGGAAGTTAAAGGTATTGATAAACCATTTGATTGGTCTCGTGAATTAGTTTCTAAGGTAAATAGAATGAGTATTGTAAGTGGGGAAGGACGAGGTAGTAGAAAAGCTATAGGGCGTTTCCAATCCAAATATAAAGCAGGCCTTTATTACAGCCCCTCAGGTAAAGATAAAACACTTACATCTGAAGGTGATTGGGTTAAAGCTCACTACATTGGTAAATCAGAATTACAAGTGATAAAGGATGCATTTAAAGGATATTTCAAATATATTGAAGATTTTATTGAGGATATGAAAAAAGTATTCCCAACACTTGGAGATGATTGGGGAATTTATGTACCTGAAGTTAAATACCTTTCACCAGAACCCCTTGTAGACTATGATACATTAGCATTAGCTGATTATAACAATGTACACTTTGTAGGTGATGCTCTTAGTGCTCGAGGTATTACAGTATCGGGGGCACAAGGAACATATGTTGCCGAATGGATTTTACAATGTTTAGAAGATAAAACATCATGGGAAAATGACCCTGAAGTAATAGAATTTTTAGAAATGCAAGATACTCCTGGAACATGGTCTGAAGAAGATGATGCAATTCATCTTGTAGGAGGGTTAACTAATGATAAAGATAATAGTTTTATGAAATTTATAAATAAGGATAATGACTAAAGACAACAAATGGCCTAAACCAAGACGAATCAAGACTCCTGATGGTACTATTCTCCACACATGGGATGGAAAACTCCATAACTGGGATGGACCAGCTCTCATACCTCAGGGTGTGAGACGCCTAAGAGAATATTATCTTTATGGAATATTCCATACTGAAGAGGAATGGAAAGAAAAAAAACGAGACAGAACAGGATTACCTTGGTACAAAAATCCTGCAATGCGTGAATCAGCTAGACAAGGAGGATAATATGAGAATAGGATTTACAGGAACAATGAGTGTAGGTAAAACTACATTAGTAAAAGCACTTCAAAATGTGCCTGAATTTAAAAATTATAAATTTGCCACAGAACGTAGTGCGTATCTAAGTTCTTTAGGTATACCTTTGAATCATGAAACTACTATTGAAGGTCAAACTATATTTTTAGCAGAAAGGGTTAGTGAACTTATGCAATCTAATATTATTACTGATAGAACTATAATTGATGTAATGGCTTTTACTAGATGTGCTAAAAATGTTAATTATATGGAATCTGATTCATTTGAAATGTATGCCCGTCGTTTCCTTAAGCAATATGATTATATGTTTTACATCTCCCCAGAGGGAATAGAAATTGAAGATAATGGTGTTCGTGAAACAGATGTTGAATATAGAAAAACAATTGATGAAGATATTCAAAAACTTTTACTTAAATATTGTCCTGGGGTTTATACTATTAAGGGATCAACTGAAGAACGTATTAACCAAATCATGAAAACCATACAATTTTAATATTTATTGGCATGAAATTGTGGAAATACATTTTAGGTGCATTTGCTTTTATAGGAAGTATAATTGCTTTAAGTTCTACTTCTAAAAAGAAAAGTAAAAAGGAATTTGACGATAAAGTCAAAACTAATAAAGAAAAAATTAAAACGGTCCAAGTTGAAACTCGTAAGATAGAAAAGGATAAAAAGGAAACTCAAATCCAAGTTTCAAAAGCTAAGAAAAAAACATCTAATACTAAAAAACAAGTTAAAAATACTGACAGTGCTAAAAAAACTGTTGATAACTTTGAAAAAAAGTATAGAAAAAGAGGAAGACCTAGTAAAAAAGCATGAAGCATCTACTAGTAATTTTATTATTAGGAATATCTAGTATTTGTTATTCACAAGATACTCTTCGAATTCCCACTGAGGAACTCGAAGAGTTTTTCTTGTCTTTAGATACCTTACGCTTTCAAGATTCTATTAAAACGGTTTTGATTTCAAATCTTGAGGCTGAAATTATTTTATATGATAGATTATCTAATCAAGATAGTTTAATTATTGATTATAAAAATCAAGAAATAGAATTATTAAACGAACAAATCAATTTATATATTGACCGTTTAGACCAAGTAGATAAATGGTATAATAAACCTTGGGTAGGAGTTACTGGGGGATTTATAGGAACTTTAATTCTTATTAGAACTATAGAATATACATTACCCCAATGAGTGATTTAAAACAAATAATCAGACAAGAGTATATAAAATGTGCTAAGGATCCTATTCACTTTATGAAAAAGTACTGTATGATCCAGCACCCTCAAAGAGGTAGGATTAATTTTCACTTATACCCTTTCCAAGAAAAAGTTTTAAAATTAGTTCAAGAAAATCCTTATTCAATTATTCTTAAATCACGTCAATTAGGAATTTCTACATTATCTGCTGGTTATTCTTTATGGTTAATGACTTTTCATAAGGATAAAAATATTCTTTGCATTGCAACCAAACAGGAAACTGCTAAAAATATGGTTACAAAGGTTAAATTTATGTATGAAAATTTACCTTCATGGCTTAAAGTAGACTTTGAAGAAAATAATAAATTAACTCTACGTCTATCAAACGGGTCCCAAATTAAAGCAACTTCAGCATCAAGTGATGCTGGTAGATCAGAAGCAGTTTCCCTTCTATTAATTGATGAGGCGGCATTTATTGAAAATATAGGTGAAATTTGGGCCTCTGCTCAACAAACCCTTGCCACGGGTGGTGGGTGTATAGCACTTTCTACTCCTTATGGTACTGGTAATTGGTTCCACCAGACCTGGTCAAGAGCTGAAGCTAAAGAAAATGACTTTTTACCTATTAAATTACCTTGGTACGTTCATCCTGAAAGAAATCAAGATTGGAGAGATAGACAAGATGAATTACTAGGTGACCCCCGAATGGCAGCACAAGAGTGTGACTGTGATTTTAGTACATCTGGAGATGTAGTATTTTATCCTGAATATGTAGAGTTTATGGAAAAAACTACAATTAAAGAACCCCTTGAAAGAAGAGGAGTTGATCAAAATCTTTGGATTTGGGAACCTGCAGACTATAGTAGATCTTATATGATTACAGCAGACGTAGCTAGAGGAGATGGAAAAGATTATTCGGCTTTTCATATTTTTGATATTGAATCAAATGTTCAAGTAGGTGAATATAAAGGACAAGTTGGTACTAAAGATTTTGGAAACATACTAACTGCTATAGCTACAGAATATAACAATGCTATGTTAGTAGTAGAAAATGCCAACATAGGATGGAGTACAATCCAGACTATAATAGATAAAAATTATGAAAACTTATATTATTCACCTAAGGCAGATGCTCCTGATGTAAGTTCTTATTTAAAATCATATAGTAGGAGTTCAAATATGACTGCAGGTTTCACTATGTCTTCAAGAACTCGTCCTATGGTTATTGGTAAATTCCAAGAATATGTAGGTGATAAAGGGGTTACAATAAGATCAAAACGTTTATTAGAAGAAATGAAAACGTTTGTTTGGAAGTATGGTAGAGCAGAAGCCCAAACAGGCTATAATGATGATTTAGTTATGAGTTTTGGTATCGGCTTATATGTACGAGATACCGCATTAAAATTTAGACAACATGGAGTAGATATTACTAAAGCCGCTTTAGGTTCTATAAAAAAATCTCAATCTTCGTATAAAGGAGCTTATTTTGCTACGGGTAATGATAATCCCTATAGTATGGATAATGGGAAAGGAGGAACTGAAGATTTTAGTTGGCTTTTATAATATTTATTCATATATTAATATACAATGGCTGATACAACAGTATTTACAAGACTAAAAAGACTATTTTCCACAGACGTAATTATTCGTAATGTAGGAGGAAGTAAATTAAAAGTTCTTGATTTTAACCAACAACAACAAGCTGGTCAAATCGAGACTAATTCTATGATAGATAGATTTAATCGCTTATATACTACTAACCAAATGCCAGTATATAATCCGGCATTAAATTATCAAGTACTTAGAACTCAATTATATTCGGATTATGAAGCTATGGATACAGATGCTATAATAGCATCTGCCTTAGATATATTAGCAGATGAATCAACCCTTAAAAATTCTATGGGTGAAGTTCTCCAAATAAAATCATCTGATGAAAATTTGCAAAAAATTCTTTATAATTTATTTTATGATGTTTTAAACATAGAGTTTAATTTGTGGATGTGGATTCGCCAAATGTGTAAGTATGGTGATTTCTTCTTAAAATTAGAAATTGCAGAAGAATTTGGTGTGTATAATGTTATTCCTTATACGGCATATAATATTATCAGAGAAGAAAAAATAAGTGACTCAAATCAAAAAGATGTAGAAGTAAAATTTAAGTTTGACCCAGATGGGTTAAGCGGAGGAGGAGAATATGGTGGTTATTTTGGAGGAATAACCTCTCCGGGTTCAACAACTAACAGTGGTAGGGCTATATATTTTGATAATTATGAAATAGCTCATTTTAGACTTTTATCGGATGTAAATTATCTCCCATATGGTAGGAGTTATATAGAGCCTGGTCGTAAACTGTTTAAGCAATATATCCTTATGGAAGATGCTATGTTAGTACATAGAATTGTCCGTGCTCCTGAAAAAAGAATTTTTTATATAGATATAGGAAATATTCCTCCTGCTGAAGTAGAAAACTTTATGCAAAAAACCATATCTACTATGAAGCGTACCCCCTATGTTGATCAACAAACGGGTGAATATAATTTAAAATATAATATGCAAAATATGTTAGAAGATTTTTACCTTCCTGTTAGGGGAGGAGAATCTTCTACTAAAATAGATACCACACCTGGAATGCAGTATGATGGTATTCAAGATATAGAATATTTAAGGAATAAATTATTTGCTGCTCTTAAAATACCAAAAGCATTTTTAGGATATGATGAAAATACAGACGGCAAAGCTACTTTAGCCGCTGAGGATATTAGGTTTGCTCGTACTATTGAACGTATTCAAAGAATTATTCTTTCTGAATTGTATAAAATAGCGGTTGTTCATCTTTATACACAAGGATATGATGGTGATGATTTAGTTAATTTTGAACTTAATTTAACTACTCCTTCAATAATTTATGAGCAAGAAAGGGTAGCGTTAATGAAGGAAAAACTAGATCTTGCTGCTCAAATGCAAGAAACTAAACTATTCCCCTCAGACTTTATATATGATCATTTATTTCACTTTAGTGAAGATGAATATCATGAATTTAGAGACTTAGTTAGAGAAGATTCTAAACGTGCTTTCCGTAATGCTCAAATAGAAGCTGAAGGAAATGACCCAGTTGAAACTGGAGAATCATATGGTACACCTCATGATTTAGCTTCACTTTATGGTAAAGGTAGGTATTATGATGAACCTGATAATGTACCTGCAGGGTATGATGAAAAAGAATTAGGACGTCCTGAGGAAAAAGTTTCAAATATTAATACTCAAGATGGAAACTTTGGCAAAGATAGATTAGGGGTTGATACTATGAAAGGTAAAGAAAATGAGTCAAGTGCTATAAAACCCACATATAAAGGTGGATCTCCTTTAGCGTTAGAAGCTAAAACCGCTTATCTTCAAAATAAAGAAATGCTAAAAAAGATTCCGGTTAATCGCAAACAATTAGTATTTGAGCAAGATGAATCACTTCTTGATGAAAAACAATTAAAGAAGTGAAAATCCTTATATATTTATAAAAAAGCCTATAGATGAACATCAAACATTCCAAGTATAAAAATACAGGTC